GAGGTCGGTAACCTCCTTGAGTTGTTGCGAGACCGACTTGCCGTTGGCTTTCGGCTCGATGCGCAGGGTGCTCCTCGTCTTGTCGAAATCGTGTGCCGCCATATAGTCGGGCAGAAACCGAATGAGGTCGGGGAACTCCTTGTACAACTTGGCAGCACAGGTGATGTAGATATTGTTGCGAATCCTGCAAGCACCGATGATGCCGGTGGGGTTGTTGTCGCTCTTGTTCTTCTTGTCATAGGCGGTATCGAGGAAGAAGTGTATCGGCTCACGATTGCGCATGATGCCGAAGTCCACCTTTGAGACGTGCTGAAACCAGCCCTCCTTGATGATATTACCGCCAGCTACCGTCGGCCGTTGCTCATACTGCCCAGCGTAGCCTCTTGAGCCCAAGTCGATTTTAGCCTCTTGGAGCGTGTGCCGCCCAAGTCTCAATGGGTCTAACAATCCATCGACATATCGTGCAGCCAGCTCGCTTGGAGATACGAAATCGGACAACTCTGCGGGCAGACAGATGTGTTTGATGTTGTCAGCCTTGCGTTTCAGCAGGAATCCCGTCACATCCTCATCGTGTAATCGCTGCATGATGGTCACCACTGGAGTATTCGCCTTATCCACCTTACGGCTCGATAGGGTCTTGGTGTGTTCGTTGGCTTGCTCTCGCAGCGGTTCTGATTCAGCCTGCTTCGGGTTTTGCGGGTCATCGTTGATGATGACGTGGGCATGAAAACCAGTGATAGTAGCTCCCGTTGATGTGGCATAACGGAATCCATTGGCGGTGTTCGCATAGTGTTGCTTACCGCTCATGTCTCGCCTTATGACTACGTTCGGGAACAATGTCTTGAATTTGTCGCTATTGATGATGTCCTTCGACTTGCTAGCAAGGTCGTTGCTCAAGATGCCCGAGTAAGAGTTGCTGATGATGCGGATGCTCGGGTCGTTAATCCACAACCAGCAGGGCCACATGACAGAGACCAGAGTGGACTTGGTAGTGCCGGGAGGAATGTTGATGATGAGGTCATACGGCTTCGGCTCTCGGTTGATGATGCACACCGACAACTTTTGCAGCTCATCGCACAGATACGGAATGTGCCAATTGTAGACGGGTTTTTCCGCAATGATGACATCCCAAAAAGTCTGCACGAAGTAGAAAAGGGACTTACGGCACTCGTCTGCAACCACCTGTAAAGCCAGTATCGCAACCTCATTGGAGTTCATTCGTTTTTGTTCAGCATATTGATGCCGATGGTGAGCAGGGCCTCTCTCTGCTCATCGGTGAGCGTTGAGAGGTCCACTTCTTGTTGCGCCATCAGGTCTTTGCCATCCTTACCCGTAAACTCTTGCCGCTCGATATACCCTCTGTCCTTCATCTTGGTCTTGGCATAGAAGATGAGCATAGTGGTGTCGCCCTCGTCAATCTTCTTGTAGATCTTCGCCTCGACTGAATCTTTGGCCAGCTCTCTAATCTCGTCAATCTTTGCCGCAAAGACGGGGTCATCGTTGTACCAGTTGTAGAACGTTGGCGGTGTGATGCCCACCTTGCGGCAGGTCGAAGCGACCAGAGCGAGCGACTTGGCGAAGGCTTCGATAAACTCCTTCTTGCGCTTGCTCTGCCTCCTGCGGATTGTACGGAGACTATTGATGTTAGCCTTTTTCATTGGTGCAGGATTTACGGAGTGATGCGTTTAAGTCAATCATCCAAGCACGATAGGTCCTGCTCTTGGCATCGCCACCATGCAGCATATTGAGGATATGGCGGTACACCGCCAAGTCGAGACCGCTATATCGCTCGGTTTTAGACCACGCTTTTCGTGCGACCCTAAAGCCGTTATCGGTTCTGCCGTTCTTGATGCCATCGAGGATGCCTTTGCGGATTTGCTCACGCATCGTCTCCTCATTGTTGCCTACACCATGCTTGGAGCTCTGCGAGCTGGATTTGAACAAGCGGGTATCGTAATAGAGTAGCACGATATCGATGTTAGGGCACCTGCGCTGGAGTTTCTCATAGAAGCCAGGGTAGAACACCAGCAAGCGAGGAATCGCCCTACAAGTGTCCGCAGCGAAGATCTGCGACATACGCAGCTTGGCTCCCACTCTCCACAAGTTCATGTAGGTCTTGGGGAACACCGCATTGTTGTCCATGATGATTTTCCATACATCGCTATCCTTCCAATCGTAAATCACGTTGTAGAGGTATCGCCTTTGGGCAGCATTCTGATAGGCCATGCGGTGGAACGATGTCAGTCGTTGCACGCTCTCGGCGGCTCGCACTCCTATAATTTGGACAAACTTCTCATGCTTTCTCGCCACCGCCTTGAAGAACTCTTGATAGCTCATGCCATACTTGAAGTCGGGATGCCATCGCAGGGCATAGGGAGGCGGTGTGCGCACCCATTTGTCCTTGGCTCTGATATCCCAGCAGGTCCAGCTATCCTCATCGAGCAGCGTGTTCGTGCAGTTGTAGTGCCTCCATGGTAGACACAACCAGTTGAACGTGCCGCCCAGCGAGAGAATCATTCGCCTATAGTGTTCCACCACTTCGGGGACATCTGGATAAATGGCTTCCTCATCGACAAAGGACACGCTCAACCGCTTGAAGTCGATGCCGTGCTTCCTCATCGTGTGGATGGTCATAAGCATCAAAGCGATGGAATCCTTTCCACCGCTAAATCCCATGTCCACATAGTAGTGTTTTGCGAACACATTCATGTTGAGTGGTCTTGTCAGCATCGACATAGCTTAAATCTTTTGAGCGTCACTATATTTATTGTCCTTTGCCATGAGGCGCAGGAAATCCTCTCTCGACACGTTGGAAAGTCGGTACAACTCCTCCTTGCTCATGCCGAGCTTCTTGGTGATTTCATTGACTTGATAGCCTTCGCTCAACAGGTTCTGCACGATGTTCTCCATCGGGTCGAGCAGGTGCTCACCTCTCGCTCTGTTGAAAGCGATGGTACCAGCCACGTCATCAATCTTATCAGCGTGTTCGACGATCACCACGGGAATCTTACCGCCCATCATCGTACGTAGGGGCTCCTCACCGCTCACACACCAGCGATGGAATCCATCGATGATGGTGAAGTCGGGACGAATAACAATCGGGAAGCAGAAGCCGTTGGCGAGTATGGACTGCTTGAGCAGCTCCATGTTCTGCTTGAGAACGTGGTTCGGGTTGTAGCCGTTGGGCTTCACCGAATCTCGGTCCACGAACTGGATATTCTTTATTGCGTGGAAAATATCCACTTTCTTCTTCTCGGCCATCGCTTAAATCTCGATTGGTTTGCCGCAATGCGGGCAAGTGATGGTATGCTTTGCGGTGAACGAGCGCATCGGGTTGTCATCGTCTGCCTCGGTAGCTTGGCCGTGCTCGTCCGTAGGTATCTCCTCGGGCTCTGCGGTCTCTCCTGCGGGCTGTTCTGTTGCCGGCTGGGTGTTCATCTGTCTCGCTTCCTCTGCATACTCTCCGATGGGTTTCTGCGGCTCCATGCCAGTGTTGTCATAGGTGACGGGGCGAATCAGGTCTGAGATGTACTCGGGATTGTAGCCGATGATGTCGGTGTCATCAATCTCCTTGATGAGATCTTCCTCGATGGAATGGTTGAGGAACGAGAAGCTCTGAATCTTGTTGTCTGACAAAAGCAGCTTCTTTTTCTGCTTGTCGGTGAGACCACGCATCACGATGCACTCGCCATCGGTGTCCCCGTTGAGCTCCAGTGCTTTCTTCTTGCCATGGCCAGCGAGAATCAGATTGTTCTCGTCAACGATAATCGGGTAGTATTGGCCATACTCCCGAATGCTTTTGGCGATATCCTCAATCTGCTCCTTCGGGTGCATATTGGGGTTCTGCGGATTTTCTACGAGCGATGCGAGAGGGATTCTCTTGCGCTCCATTGTTACTTTCTTTGCCATATTGAAAAACTCGTTTAATTGCTCTGTATTGATTGAAAAGCCTCGGAGCGATGTGGCTATCGCTAAAGCCGAGAAAGTCGCTCCGAGGCTTGTTTCCTGCCCTTGAACGGGTGTTTATCGCATCAGTTGAAGTCCCAAATGAATTGTGCGGTCAGCGTCTTGGCTCCGCAGTCGACCTTGCCCTGCAGTCGCACTCCGTTCTCGATATTATAGCGGATGTTGCCGACAAAGCCTTTCTTAAATCTGCATGAGTAGCCAGCGTTGAAGTTCCATTTCTTGTTATTGCTGGCATAGGTAGCCACGAACTGCAATCGGTCCTTGTCGCACCATTCCTTGTGGGCATACACATTGTCCCACGTCATATCTATGCCATAGTTCTTGTTGAACTTGTAGGTCGTTGCGACACCAGCCGAATAGTCATCAGCCTTGCAGTCATAGTTGTTGCGCTGGAGCAGATAGAAGTTGCCGAAGTGGAGACCCAGCCAAATCTTGGGCGAGAAGGTCTCTGTGTTGATGTTGTAGTTGGCTACCGCTTCAACTGCGAGCCACTTACAGAGGTCCTGCTTGAACATGAGCTGGGGAGCAGCGGTGACCTTGTGCGGTGTGCCGTTCTCTCCGCTATACGGAGTTGAAATGGGCAGCAGGACGCGCCAGCGAGTGCCGGGCAACTGGCCATCGTTGATTTGCGCTGATGCGCTGATACTGATAAACGCTGCGATGAGCAGCCAAAGAATCTTCTTCATTGTGTTGTCGTTTTTAGTTGTAATTGAAAGGCAGGATGCCGAAGCTTTTAATCCATGTCACGCATTACTGCAATGACCATCCTGCCTTGTTTGTTAATCTTCTTCCTCGTCTGCTGCTTCTTCAATGGCGGGAGCAGCCTTGCCGCCCTTGAGTGTCTTGGCGAGAATGCCCGGAACGAGCACCACGAACAATGACGATGCTACGATCAGCGGTGTAATCTTGGCCAGCGATGCGTACATATAAACGGGCCAGCCGATGAGCAATGCCGTCAAGATGCCGTAGAAGATGCCACGCTCATGCATCTTGGAATCGATGGTGGCGAAGACGGTGGGCAGCATAACGGACGCTCTGAACATTCCATAGAGCAGCCACAGGGTCGTGATAGCCAGCCCTGGAATGTTGGCGATGCACACTCCCAATATCGAGATAGCGACCATGAAGATACGAGCGAACTGGAGAGGTTTCCAGCCCGTTCCAATGCCTTTCTCTTGCAGTCGCTTGATGATATCATGCCCACCTACTGCCGAGAACGCACAGAGGACGGAATCGACCGTGCTGATGAGGCCAGCGAGAATCATCAAGAAGAACAGATAGAGAAACCAGCCGGGCAGGAAGTTGACCACTGCGGTCACGTTGGTAAGCTGGGTGTCGGCTACCTCGATGCCAGCACCAGCGACAAAGAAGCCGAACGAGCCGAGGCAGATGGGCACGATAGCGAAGATGCATCCTGCGAGTATCATCATCTTCTTCACGTTGAATCTGCGCACCGAGAACGCACGCTGCCAAAACATCTGGTCTCCGAACGTACCCGAGAGCAGACCGATTGTCGATGGAATACCGAACGAGAGGAAGATCTCGATACCCTTGCTTGAGAACAAGCTGCCGCAGTCACCAGTGATGCCGCTGAGACCCTTCACGAAAGTAGCTGCACCGACTGAGTTGAACATCAGAGGCAGACCCGTCAGCAGAACGGCTGCGATGAAAAGCATCTTCACGAAGTCGCTGATAGCGGTACCCTTGATGCCGTCAAGTGCGGCATAGATGAGCGGGATTGCAGCCAAGACAACGGTGGTCCAGAAGAACGGCAGTCCGCATATCTTTGAGAAGATGACCGCACCAGCGAGAAGCTGGACCGCCATCGATGCGATTTGCAGAACAATGCTCTCGATAACGTAAAGGTTGTGCGTCCTGTTGGAATACTTCTCCTTCATGTAGTAGGAGAAAGTCCAGCCGTTCGGTTTCTTCTCTCGCATCTTGGTGGCGAAATAGCCGAACAGCCATAGCGTCAGCACGTTTGGAACTACAAACCAAAACAGACCAGCGAAGCCCTGCGTGTAAGCCTTCTCGGCAGCGGTGAACATGGACGGAGCCCATACCCAAGTCGATGCCATGGAAAAGCCCATGACCAGCCACGAAATGTTTCGGTTGCCGACCAAGAACAGCTTCTTGGTCTTCTTCGATTTCGGCAGGAATGCGAGCACTGAGAACATCGCAATAAAGAACACCCCTATAAGGAGCCATCCCTGCGCTTGTGATAAAACATTCATAGATTTGCTAAATTTTTAGGTGATTAAAAACATAAAAAGCACCCCAAAGTTATAAAGACGCTCTGAATTGTTTGAGCAACACTACAATAATTAACATTAATTAACGGCTCAAATAGTCTGTCACAACTCGCTGGAAACCCTCAAATGTGCGGATGACCACATACTTGTTGCCCCACGTTTCCGCTGTCGCCTGCCACTCTTTCTGATATTCCGATTGCCTACCCTTGCCCCACTTGAACTCGATGCATAGCGAGCCGAAGCCTTGCCTTGGTATCAGTAGAATCATGTCGGCTACACCTGCGACCACTCCCTCTGCTTTCATAATTCGGGATTCGAGGCCCTCTCTCTTGCCGCCATTGGGGACCGCAAAGAGTAGTTTTGCGAGCTTCGGGTATTGCTGATTAAACCAGCTCTTGCACGACTGCTGGAGACGGCTCTCATTGTGGTGGATGCCTCGGGTCTTTTTTGTCGCCCAGGCGAGCATGGCTTGGTATTGTTGCGGGGTCATTCTCTCGGTTTTGTTATTTCCCATAGATTGAATAGATAATATATATTATATCTGTTTCACATATCAATCCCCTACAACAATAATTGCAGATAGGGGATTGAATAGATAAGTAGATAGTGCGTAACTTAATTATCCTTGTCGCTGATCTTCTGTTTTCGTTTCAGCTTGCGAGCGAGAGCCGCAGCCCTGCGTCCTTTGTTGATGAGCTGGTGGTCATTAGTACCCAGCCGCCTCTGCTGATAGGAGAGCTGGGCGAACTCTTGCAGGTGGGAGATTATCTCCTCAAAGTCTACGTTGCTGATTTGGTACATACTTTCTCAAAGTAAAAAACTATCGGGTGTAAATCTACCTTTAGCAGTCCATAGTCGATTGATTGTCGAACTTGGAAACTGCGTTTGATGATGCCTTCACATTGGCGAGTAAGTTCTGCTCTAAACTGCTCGATGGTCAAGATGCCCTTTCGAAAGTTGCAAGCTCGGCAAGATGGGTTGTAGTTATCCATCTCATCAGTACCCACGTTGTTCGGGTTGTACATCCAGCCTCGTTGAAGTGGCTTGATGTGGTCAACCTGCATATCTTCGTAGGCGATTTCCTTTCCGCAATAGGCACAATGGCCGTTGTACTTGTCATATACTTGCTGACGCTGTTTTTTGTTCATAGCTCGTCTCCTTTCTGTATTCTCAGTCCTACTCTCTTTGCCTTATACGGATTATTCGCTGCAAAAGCGAAATTCAGCTCTATTCGGCTGATGCGTTTTGGGTACTCATCGAAGTAGTTTTTCTTGACATACTTTTTGAGCTTTCTCGGCAACTTTGGGAATTGCAGCATCTTTCGCAGTTCCCGCAGTTGCTTCTTCGTGATGGTGCACTCTATCGAAATGGAGTGGTTACGATCATCAGCGACAAACCTTGCGTTGTCGATGGATTCCTGCGCTATCACACTTGTAGCTGCATCGAAGTTGTGTACCTCGCAATCGAACTCCTTGAAATTGTCTTCATCGATGGATGACAAATCTACATCACCCTCAAGTAGCGGTTTGTCTGAGATGAACACCTTGCTCGGTGTCCCCCAAATGTTATCCCTTGTCATCGTTATCTCCTTTCTTAATCATTCCTTGTTCAAGCAGCCAGCAGACCATTTCGTAGGCTGCGGTAACTAAATCACGACTTGTTCCTTTATGTAACACACTGATGGTAAAGCCTCGGTTGTACTCAACATTGTAACCATGTCCACCATCAACATATTTATGTTTAGTGATATATAGGTCATAATCACCTATGTTTGACGGCATCACCTCAAGCAATGCGGTGATTGACCAAGTCGCAATATCTGTCTCCATTATGCGTTCAAATAGTTCTCGGTGTAGTACCTCAAGCCGATACCCACCTGCTGCATAGCGAACCCATACCATATCCGATGTCTTTGGGTCTAACCCAAGGTCAAGCAGATGCTTACTTTGTTCAATCGTTGTTGCTATCATAATCACTCCTCCTTTCCTTGTGGCGGAACAATCGGCATCCAGTGGGTGACTTCATTTGATTCTAATGTTTCGATGTTATAAACATCAATCCACTGTTTATCTTGATAGTCATACACTGCTGACAAGTAATGTCCTCCAGTAGTGCGAATAAACACCTTGTCACTAATAACAAGTGGGTCTTTTCTTTTTGTTGGCAGTTCTTCCTCAACGGGTATCCATTGAGGGTGCTGGTCTAACCATTCTGCCATTTCGACACAGGCATTTTCTACATAGGCTGCCTCAACATTTGACCTTGCCCAAATATTTGCAGAATCAGGGAAATATGTATGACCCAATTCTCTGGCCTTATTGCGTATTTGTTCTTTTCTGCTCATAGACATTCCTTCATAAATTGTTTGAATTGTTCAATAGTATTTTCGGATGCCATTCTTATTTGTAGCCACTCGCAAGCCTTGTCAATAGTTCTTTGTTTGATTTGATTAGCAACTGCCATAGCGATGCTATCATTAGTGCCGTCTTCAAACATTTGCATGATGATTGCAATCTTCTCGTCATGGTCAATACTTGACCTTACCTCAACCCAATAGTTGCCATTGTCACCGTAGAGTTCGAGTTTGACTTGGCAGTTCTTGCCGTACATCTTGAGAGGTAGGTTGGCATCAGTAACCCGACGGCCAATTCTCTCACATTCTCTATGTAGTTCTGCCAATGTATTGCTCATAGTTCAATCTCTTTTTGCACGTTACACAATCTTAGCAGATGTTGCAGTTGATGGACGTACTTAACTACTAACCAAACATCATTTATGCCTTGCTTATAGCAAAATAGACGCTTACCATCATAGTTTTTCATACAACAATGTTTCTTGTCATCAAACCAATAGAAATCAAGACCTTGTGTTGACTTAAACCCGTTCTTCACCAAGATGTCCTCGGTGAGAGGAATGGGGTCGATTCTGTCAAGGCCATCATCGCTGCACCAGTAGATTTTGAAATCGGGGTCAAATACTCCAATCTCATCAGCGTGGATTGCGCCAACCTTGAGGTTAAGTCCATTGACATTAACCCAATCACCAACCATTAAATCAGTTGTATTCATAGTTCAACTCCTTTCTACTATGTTTGTTACACTTGCCACCAACTCATCCCAGTTAGGGAGTTCATCGCCCATTTGCTCAATCCAAGTGATTTTTCCATCCTGGATTGTGATGCTAATTCTCGTCATAGCCTTACCAATTTTTGTATTGTTCATCACATATATCAGTAGTTCCAAGCAGATGCTCGTTGCCCTCGTAGGGGATGCACTGTTGAAATGAAGCTCCATTTATGCAAACAAATAAAGAAGCGGAACCATTAGACAAGTGACTAAACCTTGTTAAAACCCATTCCCACTCATCGTCATCTCTAACTAAAACCCACTGTTTAGGCTTGAAGTTGGCAATGTCGTAGTGTGGATGAATCTTGCGAAGTTCCTTCTTGTCAGCATCCCACTCATAGCCAGCTTCTTTAATTTTGGCAAAGAGCAGGTCACGCTGCTCTCGGGTTGCGGGAACAACGTCTTCAACATGGCCAAAATGAGATAACGTCCTTTTTAGACAGCCCTCACAAAAATTTCCTTTGCCGTCAATGCCAGCATAGTAATAGGCAAGATTGTTATTGCAACTGGTCTTGCGGTAAATAAACGGACAACTTCTTATTTTAGTAGTCACAAGCACATCGCCATCTTTAGCATCTGAGATTGTCCAAAGATGATATTCATTCTCAACAATACCTTTCTGTAGATAATAAGTGAGTTCCAAACCCTCTACTTTGTAACCTTGTCGTTCGCTGTAATCTTTGACAAGAATCGGGTGAACACCAAGTGTATTGTGAAATAGCCAATCTCCCACCTTGAACTTGAGTTCAACGGACAACTCCAGTTCCTTGTAGTCGGGCCTTTCGGTGATAATGTGTCTAATCTTATAAGGGATTGCATATACCAATGCACCAACGCTAAAGTACAAGTCATGCTTACTTGAGAACGCCCAGCCTTGGTCTCTATACCCCTTCTCCTCAAACGCAGCCTTGATTTGCTCGGCTTTGTCTGGGTTTCCTTCAATGTAGTAATTCATAATCTTCAAAACAGTTTGTCAACAAACTCGATTGCCTTTTGAGCAACCTCTTTCTTCACTCTCCTTGTCTTACGACCATCCATGATGATAATGAACTCATCGGGATTGTTCTCGATACCAACCACTTTGTAGTGGTGACCCTTGTACGCAAATTCTCTAATCATAAACTCGTTTCTTATAATTGTTCAACAATACACTTTACAACATACCAACACGCTATTATGTTGATTATGGCAGCGACTATACCACCAATGATCTTTGAACTCATTGAGTTGTTTCTTATAAGCTCGCCATATTTTGCATTATAGGTGACGTGATTCCAAGCATAGAGAAACACCTCAATAGCTGCTAGTACTAACAAAATTACCTTCATAGTTCAAAACATTTTTAATTGTTAAACTTACTTGGTGGAAAGCAGGGGAATCGAACCCCATAGACGCGGAATTATGAAACAAATCAACACTTACTATTCCTAAAAAACCATTTATATTAACCTTTAAAAACTTAACACACATTGCGCCTACCTAGCCACTCTAATGCTTCCCGGTTGGGGCGTTGCTGCCCCTTGAAATGTAACATTAATCTGGGCTAAAGATATGTCGAGCCTTCACAGGTGCGCCACACTTTACATTTGGCCACAGATGGTACTCGACCATCGGGGTCTTCCGTCACTCGCCGTGACTCCCAGCCTACGTTCAAATAAAAACTAAGTAATTCAACCATATTTACCAGTGGTTGCGTACACTGGACACCAGCCTTTACTGGTGACGAAAAATGAATAATTAATAACTAATAAAGTTTAAGTAATTTCTTAATGGTAGAACCGCCGTAGGAATTTTGCGTCAGGTTAATAAATTCCTGGACGGTAAATACGTCTTTCTCGATGTTGATGCCGTGGTCTTTGCACCACTGTTTACGGCCCATCATGCACGAGCCAGTCAGAATGTTGTGCCAGTCGAAAAGTTCTTTGGCTGGCACTGGCTCGTCGAAGTCGGGGAAGCGGTCTTTGAACTTCTGCAGCCGCTCCTCGATTGGAGCGAATTTCATGTGTTTCTGCATCGCGTCACGTTGGGCATCGTGGATGGTCTCTCCGTGAGCAAAGCTGTCGCCGATGCGGACAACATAGCATGGTTGCCAAGTCATATCGGCTTGAAGGATGCGGCACTTGGCAATGTTCCCCTTGATGTTGTCAAAAGCAGTGGGAACACCATCAACTAAATAAATGTTGCCATTACCAACTTTCTTGACAGAAGATAGGTAACCGTTACCGTTACCGATACCGTAACCGATACCGTTACCGTCACCGTAACCGTCACCGTCACCGTAACCGTAACCGTCACCGTCACCGTCACCGTTACCGTTACCGATACCGTTACCGTCACCGTAACCGTCACCGTAACCGTCACCGTAACCGTAACCGTAACCGTCACCGTCACCGTCACCGTTACCGTCACCGTTACCGTTACCGTTACCGTTACCGTTACCGATACCGTAACCGTAACCGTAACCGTCACCGTTACCGTCACCGTAACCGTAACCGTAACCGATGGCCAAGAACGATTTAATTAGTTCTTCCATACTTTGATGGCTTCGATTGAGCGGCTTGCATCGTCGCTGCACTCGTTCAATTCCACGATTTTAGCACTCATGAACTCCACAGTGCTGACGGGGGCGGAAATCTTGCCACCAGTCAATCCGTTAACAGCCATATCGGTGACTGATAATGCTCCGTTCCAATAATAGATGCGGCGGGCATCCTTGAGGCGGATAATCTCGTTGTCAATGTAGTCAAGCGTTCCGTGGAACACACCTGCACGTTCAATGCGTGCAATGATTCTTTTGTTCAATAATGAAGTGTTCATTTCTTTTCAGTTTAAATTAATAAATGCTGTCTAACTCTTTGTGGACTGTGGTGGAATTGAACCACCTGCTCATCCAGGCTTTTAATCCGCTGCCGCCTTGCCCATCGTGCGGCTCTTCCAGTCCTTTCTAAAACCCTCTACTGCCTCACGGCATGGGAGGGAGCATTTTTTCCAAATCATAATAAGTTCCCTGCCTAACGGCTTTCCCAAGTACTCAGCGGGAGTGTTTAACTTCTCGTATTATTAACTTTTTTCAGATCTTCTCAAAACTTTCTACTTCGATGTCGGTCTGTTCCCAGCCCTCGCAGCAGGCCAGCGCCTCTTGAAGATGCCACTTGCGCTTACCTGTCGCGCCGCTGTCGAGTTCGGCCTTGACATAGTTGGCTAACATCTGCATAAGCTCTGGAACGAGGTGGCACTGCTCGGTGACGGCCTCCTCTACGTCCTTGTAGGTGCATAGCAGTTCGATGCCGTCTTCGGTGCGCTCATACTCGGTGGTGGTCACGATGAGGTTGTTCTTGACCAGCGTCGTCACCTCCACGTTGACCTCAATGGGGTCTGGGTCTGACTGGTTCCAGGGCGCCGACGGATCGTTGTAAGCGCCCGCAGGATAGTAGTCACTGTTAGGCATTTCCCGCCTCCTTTCTTTGCTTGTACTCTCTGTACTTCTCGGCGCTTGCCGCCTTCAGCGCATGTTCAAGACCTTTGACGAGCGATGTCTGGTCTTTGATGCGGCCGATTGCCCATTCCTTGTGCAGCTTCTCGTTGTTGTAGGTGGCTACCAGCTTCTGGTGTTCGGCCTCGAGCAGTGCGCTCTCGGTCACCAGCCTTTGCGTCTCCTTCTTCTCCTGCCTGCGCTCTGCCCACTGGTAGGCATTGAGCATCAGACTTGCACCCGCCAAAATAGCGAGGGTGACTAACACGATTGTCATTGTCATTGTCATGATTGCTTAAAATTTTCGGTTATACTTTGTATTCTTTCTTTCAGTCGCTTTATCTCGTCTGGCTTGAGAGCTGTCGTCCTGCTTTGAAGGCGTTCCGCGTCATGCTGGCGGCTCTCGGCCTCCTTGATGATGGTGGCGCGCTCGGGCAGGAACTTCCGCCTGATGTTCTCCAGTATCATCATCGGGTCGATGTTGCCGTAGAAGATGCCGTAGTGGCCTGCCTTCAGGCGGTAGAAGAACAGCATCAGCTCCGTTGCCTTGAGATAGCCGAACTCGGTGACGATCATCGTGGCCAGCTGCATGTACTGGCGGTCGTTCAGCACGCCCTTCACGCCAGCGAAGACCGCCAGGTCGGTCAGTTGTGCGGTGAGCCACATCGCTGCTGCGTTCTCGCCGTAGGCCTGTTCGATAACCGTCATTGTCGGTGCGTCGCACAGGACTGCCCGCTGCTCGTCCCTGCCGTAGGCCTGCTGCACGTCGGGGTTCACGGCCTCCATGAAGCTGTGCAGGTCAGAATGGTGCCTCAGTAGGTTTGCCACTCTTTGCTGCAAGTGCGGCAATGGCCTTTGCCCCGGCTTCGACAGCCCGCCTTGTCCTATCGTCAATTCCTTGTCCATTGTTACGGTTGTTTATGTTGTGCTTGATTCGCATCTGCGCCAGCAGGTGTGTAAGTGTCCACTCCTGGTCGGGGATATTGCGGAATATCCAGTCGTTGGTGACCTCGGTAACGAGTTCCCTGTACTGCTCTGGTGTTATCCTCATCGCCATGCAGCCCTGTTCGATGCGTAGGCCATTGAGGGCATCAGCGATGAATTCCTCGCGCGTGTGCGTGCGCGTATCAGCAACAATATTATTCTTGTTATCTTCTTTTATTCTTATATGGGGTAAAATGGTTTTACCGCTGTGGTCAATTTGTTTTACCCCATGCGGTAAAATATTTTTACCCCCTTTTTCGGTATGTGGTAAATCTTTTTTACCACCTTGCAACTGATAAAAGCAAAATGAGTTGATGTGGTAGATGGCCACATTGTTTTCAAACCTGCGGGTGATTTCTCCGCTTTCGGTCAGCACTCTAATCGCTTTTACGATAGTCGGCTTTGAAAGGCCGGTGTTGCGTTGAAGAATGGCCACGGATGAGACCGCATCACCAGCGACCAGTGCGACACCATTGTAGGTGCTTTCGATTCCTGTCGCAGAAAGCAGCAGGTCTTCAAACACCATGCGGACGCTCGGTGTCTTGTAGTGCTGCCATTGGCGCATCTTGCGATATATCTTAATCCAGCCGTTCATCTCGTTTCTCTTTTAGCCAGTTGTTTAGCAAGCCTCCGGGAGAGGCGGCAGAGGTTCACAACCTTGGTGCGGTTGTCGCTCTCCATCATGTCGGCGAGTGCCTGCAAGTACCTCACCGCCTGATCCCGCTGGCTGTTGCTAATCGTCACCATCAGAAGGGTTCATCATCGTTCTTGGGTGCGGGTTCGTCCCACAGCGGCTTCTGCTCGTCCTGTGGCTGGCCCTGTGACTTGGGGAACAGTTCCACCACCTCGGCCACAATCTCCGTGATGTAGTGTTTCTGGCCGTTCTCGCCATCCCAGGAGCGGGTCTGAATCTTGCCCTCGATGTAGAGGGGGTCGCCCTTGTGGACATATTTCTCGCACACCTCGGCCAGTCCTCTCCATGCCACGATGTTGTGCCACTCGGTGCGGTCGGGAACCTGCGTTCCGTCCTGCTTGGTGTAGCCCCTGTCGGTGGTGGCTATCGAGAAGGAAGCCTTCTTCACGTTGCTTACATGGGTCACTTGGGGATCTTTGCCAACTCGCCCCAGTATGAATGCTTTGTTTACGCTCATAGTTGTTGGTTATTTAATTTCGTTTTCATTGCACACCAGCACATCGCCCACCATGAAGTCGGTAGTCAGCCGCCTTAGTCGGTAAAGTTCAGTAGCCTTGTTGTTCCTTCCCTTGCCTTTGAGTTTCCCTTCCTCGTCTAAGACGATGATTTGACCATAGTGTATGCTGATCACCTCAATGTAGCCGCCTACAATGCTTTAAAGTTCCTCTAAGGAAAAGTCCGTTCCGTTCTTCGGCTGGGTCTCAATGACCTCGCCAGTTGTCTTGATGATGTATGCCATTATTCACCAAAGATTTTGTTGTTAGTAATTTTATTTCGGTTTTGTTCCAGCCACTCGATGAAACGCTCACATTCCTGGCGAAGCATGGCAGAGCTCTCGCAGTGGTCGTAGGTGTAGTACTCCTTGTACATCTCGCCAGTGATGGCCTTCTTGCTGCCTGACCACTTGATGATGGTGAACTCGAAGCCCTTGATGGTCTTGCAGTCACCATGCTCGATGAGGCAGTAAGGGTAGACGTGGCGTTGCCAGTAGTGGGAGTATTGGCCGAAGTCGTAGCGCTTCGTGGTCTTGATGTCCTTGACCTCGTCCTTGCACAACTCGTCGATCCAGCCGTAGAGCAGCACGTTGCCATAGCGCACGGGAAGGATGGCCTCGACATAGTACTGAGGCAATGCCCCGGCGAAGTAGGCCGCCACGCTCTTGCAGAAGGCAGCATCGAACATGAAGTCGAAGCCGTCAAGCGCTCCGTGGATGGTGGTCTTGTTGCCTTGTTCGTCGGCCACTGATTCCACCGTCCACCCCTCATGGTGACACCCACGGCGCTCGATGATGCAGTCAACTATCTCGTTGAAGATGGTACCCTTGCTGGCCGCCTCGCTGGGTTCGGTGGGAACGCGGTTGATTTTGTCCAGCAGTTCCTGCTCCAGCATGGTGTCCATCTCCTCTTGTGAGTAACGGTATTCGCCCGTCTTCTCGTCATAGTTGATGTGCCAC